CCCTTTCGGGGCCCCGCTGGTGCTAGATGCGCCCACGCTCCTATTAGTCCGCTTCACAGCGGCAAGAGCGTGCACTTCCTTCCCCCCCAGCAGTGCATCGAGGGGGTTGGACTCACATGAAACCTAGGGAGCTCGGATGGGTTATCAAACCTGGTCACGTTCTATCTCGCCAGATGTTCCAACCTGGCGGTCGAACGAACGACCGACGCCGAATACTTACCTCGGCGGGTGGACAACCCAATCTCAGACTACCACCTCTTTCAGAAGTGGCAGTTCGAGCACAGCTGCTGAGGATGACATCCTGTTGGCCTCATCCACCGACCTGTCTGTCTTCAAGAAATTGAAGAAGATAGAGGGTGGGGATGGCCTAAGGAAGTCAGCTGACTCTGGTCACACCTTTAAGACTGAGCGTACTGCACAGGAGACGGACCTCGCGGTCTATCACCTGACAGGAAACCAGTCGGGCACAGCCAGAGACAGGGCCTATTGGTATGAAGGACCACTCGCGTGGAACTCATCCTTTGGGCCGAGTGGTTATGCGAAGACCTATCCGGATCACGTGGGCCCGAGTTACAACGGGCTTAACGTGGACGGACCGGCCGCAATTCGCGCAACCATTCCCACAGCACCTGCGGCGCAGCTTGCAGTTGGCACTGGAGAACTTCTTCGGGATGGTCTTCCGAAGTTGTGGTTCGTCCAGAATCTCAAGGATCATGCTCGCGACGTCCGAAAGGTCGGCGACGAGTATCTGAACCATGAGTTTGGATGGGCTCCTCTAATCAAGGACCTCCATGCCTACGCAAACGCTGTCATCAAGCATGAGAAACTCATGCGGCAATTTCAGCGTGACTCCGGACGTGTTGTCCGGCGTCGCTTCGCATTTCCGGATGAAGTTTCATCCTCGACCGGCGGGGCCGGAAGCCTGGTTCAATTTCAGGTCTCCGAAACCCCGTGGGGTGGATGCTTCATCTCAGGGAACGATCCCACCCCCTTGTGCCGCCTCACCACGACTAGAAAGAAGTGGTTCAGCGGCGCATACCAATACTTTATGCATCCGTCGACTAACGAGTCGATGGAGCGAGTGTCGGTAGCGGCTCAGAAGGCTCGCCTTCTGTTGGGTCTCAAGTTAGATCCTGAGACCGTGTGGAATCTGTCTCCCTGGAGCTGGATGGCGGACTGGGTCGGGAATGTTGGTGATAATCTTGCCAACAACTCTCGGCTCTCATCCGACAGCCTTGTCATCCGTTATGGCTACATGATGGTGGAAACTTCTACCGTCATGGAGCGAACGGGAACGGTGCAGACCCGCAATCACGGTGACGCAACGATCTCGATGGTCTCTTCTCGTGTTACTAAGGAGAGATTTCGAGCGACGCCCTATGGTTTTGGATTGAACCCCGCTGGCTTCTCAGCTCAGCGGTGGGCAATCCTCGGAGCTCTCGGTTTAACCCGAGGGCCTCAAAGCTTGGACCTTGATTGAGGTGCCAAGCCAGGAGGAGACAAGAGATCTCTCTCCGACCCCGTGCGGGACATCCGTCCTGCATGGATTCCAAGTCAAGGAACCATGCAATGGCATACGCCGATCCTCAGTCAGTTACTATCGCAGGCTCCGCTGTGTCCCTTCCTAGGGTCAGCAGCGATCACAACGCCGGTTCGTTCAGTTCGAACGACGGCCTCGTGAAGCTCTCCGTCTCCCATACCAATGGGAAGCGGAATCGCCGAGTTCTGCGGCTCGATCACAAGAAGGTCGCGGCGGATCCGTTCACGACGGGCGTCAACACGAACTACAACATGGCTTGCTATGTTGTGTGTGACGTCCCGACTGTCGGGTACACCGTGGCCCAGCAGAAGGAGATCGTGGATGCACTTGTTGTGTACCTCACGGCTTCGACTGGTGCTCGAGTCACCCAGCTTCTGGGTGGTGAAAACTGACGATCCTCCCTCGAACTTGAGGGAAGTGGTGGAGTGGGCTTCTTCTTCGCTCACTCCACCATGGATCGGCCCCTGTGTCAGCGCTAGGCATCTGCGACCCCTGCATAACAGGAGGCACAGTGAAAAGGCTGACAGGTTTCTTGCAAGAGGTCCTCATTGATTTGGGGACCTGGTGTGACATCAGCACCACCCAGGACTGCAAAACAGTCCTGGGGCGGTTCGATCACGAGGGGTTGCCGTTTTTAGCGGTTACCCTGGCGAGCTTCGGCAAGGACTTCCAAAAAAGTCTGGACCGAGGCTTCGTCGCTCCTGACGCGTTCCCTGAATTTAGGAAGCGCGGCGGACTCCCGGTATTTCTCCGAGGGTTCCTTGAGCTTGTGTTCGAACCTGGAAGCGGACGACTGCTCCCTGAGCCGAAGATCGAGGCTATCTGGGCCGTACGTCAGTTCACACTGATGTGGGCCAAGATCGAACTTCCCTTCACAGATGAAGAGAAGTCAGCCGCGTTCGACGGATTCAAGGAGTGTGAGCAGGATGTTCGAAAAGCTGACCAACAGACGGACCCTGGCATTCGTGCTAGGTATAACCGTCTTGGTCGCTTGCTCTGGGGCGATCTTTTTTCTCGAGTGGACCGTGAGGTCTATGACGGAGAGATCTACCCAGGCCACGGACCGGGCGCAACCGCAGACCACCTCGCCGGAAACGGCAAGTGGGAACAGCGGGAGTGGCCGGCTCGGCTCGACGAGGTGTTTCCCCATTGGGAGCATCTCGTCAACGCCGACGGACCAGACCAAATGTCTAGTCTCGCCGACGTCGTCATCCTGGATCCCGGCAGTGAACGACCCGTCAGGGTCGTCTGCGTGCCTAAGTCGCTCGGGAAGCCTCGAGTCATCGCCATCGAGCCTGCTGCAATGCAATACATGCAGCAAGCTCTTCTGGGATCACTCAGAGAAGCCATCGAAGCCAGTGACACGGCTAGATGGCTTATCGGGATCGAAGATCAGGTGCCAAATCAGCACCTTGCTCTCGATGGCTCTAGAAATGGAGCCACAGCAACGCTGGATCTCAGCGAAGCGTCCGACCGCGTCTCGAATCAGCATGTACGAGACCTGTTACAGCTTCACCCTCACCTCGCGGCGGGGGTTGAAGCCTGCAGATCACGAAAGGCTGATTTGCCTGGCCATGGTATAATTCGCCTGGCCAAGTTTGCGAGTATGGGATCGGCTCTCTGCTTCCCCATGGAGATGTTCGTCTTCGCGACGATCATCTTTGTGGGTATCGAAGAGAGTCTAGGTCGTCCCCTGACCAAGAAGGACATTTCATCCTTCGAGGGCCAGGTGCGCGTGTTCGGTGACGATTTAATCGTCCCGACACACAGTGTGTCTAGCGTGATTGCAGCACTCGAGGCTTTTGGGCTCAAGGTGAATGCAAGCAAGAGCTTCTGGACTGGCAAGTTCCGGGAGTCTTGCGGAATGGATTACTATGACGGCCACAACGTGAACGTTGTGCGACTCCGTCAGCATTTTCCATCCTCACGCCGCGACGGTACGGAGATTATATCGACCATCTCCCTCCGGAACCAGCTATATTCCGCTGGCATGTGGAGGAGTGTCCGATATCTCGATGACCTTCTGGAGGGGCTAATACCCTTTCCTCGGGTTTCTGAGACATCTCCGATTCACGGCAGGCACAGCTTTCTCGGACCCGATTTGGGCCAAAGGCTGTGTCCCAACCTGCACGTCCCCCTTGTCAAGGGACTGCTGGAGGGGAGTAAAGCGCCAGTCTCGCGACTGGATGGCTATCCTGCCCTGATGAAGTGCTTGATGCTCCTGAGGTACCCTGAAGAGGGTTCCTACAAATCATCGCTGAGAAGCGAAGATCAGGAGATCACCGAGAGGCTGCCAGCCTCCGATGTCGAGCACCTGGACCGTTGTGGACGTCCCAAGCGCGTCATCACCAAGCTTGGTTGGGCATCAGCCGTGTGACTGATGCCCTAAGGCCGGTCTCCCTTTAGGGGAGACCGGGGCGAGG